CTGGTATGCTGTTAAAAAAGGTCATAATCACAATTGGAAAGGTTCGAGAAAGGAATCTACTTTATGGGAAATAGCAAATTTAAATGCTTTTGGTACAAATAAAGAAGATGAAAGAACCGCACATTCCACTCAAAAACCATTAGAATGTATGGCTAGACCTATCCGCAACAATAGCGCAAAAGGAGAGGGCGTTTATGATCCTTTTGTAGGATCTGGAACTACTCTTATTGCGGCAGAACAATTAGAAAGAAGGTGTTATGCTATGGAATTAGACCCGGCTTATTGTGATATGGTAATTGAAAGATGGATTAAATATAAAAAGAAACACAATTTACCATTTAATATTATAAAAAATGGAGAAAAAATTGAATGGCAGTAAGGAAAAAACCAGGCCCAAAAAAAGGGACAAAATACAATAACAGATTTGAACCCGATTGGGAAGACATCAAACGGCTTGCACACATTCAATGTACATGCGGCGAAATAGCTGCATTTCTCGATTGTAATGTTGATACATTAAATAACAGAGCTAAAGAAAAATTCGATGCGACAATAGGTGAAAAGGTAAAAGAATGGGCAGAATCTGGAAAATGTTCTTTGCGCCGTATGCAATGGAAACTTGCAGAACGTTCAGCAACAATGGCTATTTTTTTAGGAAAAAATATGCTTGGTCAATCTGATAAGGTTGAGCTTGGCGACGACATGAAAAAAATGATACGTGAATTTATAATGCAACAGGCTCAGGAATATAACGAACAAATAAATGAATAAATTTGAAATCAATAAATGCCCAACGATTTATGAGCGAGTGGATACCTCTGTCCGAAAAATGTCCGAAAAACGAAGAATATGTTTTAATTAAGGAATGTACGTAATAATTTTGAGGTGGCCATAGGGTCGCGGTGATGGCTTGCTAGGGAAATGCCCTGGCCGCATACGTGGTGATTATACTAGCAAGCTTCCTCATTTAATTAAAAAAAGTTAGGAAATATGGCCGAGCATATTATTGCAATTTCAGCGATTACTTTTTTAATTTTTATGGTACAAGTCAAAGAATGTGGTAATTATGAATTATTACCAAGATTATTGGCATTTTTATTTGTCTATTTATTTTTTTTTGGATTAGCTCATATATTATTAATAATACTATGATTTATGACTTTAGAAAATAAACCCTTAATATAAGACACTAAACTTATCATATTTGATGGAACACAAGGGATGCTTGACGACTCATGAAAGAAAATGAATGGATAGATGTAAATTTTAAGATGCCTGAAACACATAAGCCAGTCTTATGTGATGGAACTCTGGACGGTAAACGACATGTTTTTGCTGGGTGCTGGGAGAGTGTAAGGGACCATCAAGACTGGTATTGTTTCCCTGAAACGTGGTGTAGTTGTTGTCGACAACCAGAAACAGTCGTAAATTATTGGATGCCGTATCCAGAGAAAAAAAGTAATGATTGAAGACCTTCGCCAGCTTAAGCCGACATTATATACGGCGATAAAGTCGGATGGATGCCCAACGCTGTTGCCCATCGTCAAAAGCTCGCCCAGATAGACGCGCAAAAGAACGCTGACAAAGACCTGCTTCAAGAGAAGATGAGAAGCGAAATGCAAGAGATGCCTGAGGATTTGTGATTGATGAAAAAAGAACTCGAAAAATATTTATGGGACAATATTAGAACAGCTACCTCAAATGATCCTTTTCCTAGAGACATCATTAAAGACATGCTAAACAAACATATGATTGTAAGTGCAAAGCAAGCCTGGAAAACATTAGAAAAATGGGAAAGAAAAGGATTATATGAATACGGTAGTACTCTTGATTTAGGTTGGAAAAAATAAGTGATTGAAGACCTCCGCCAGCTTAAACCTACATTCCGCAATAGGGAAACCCGATTCGCTAACTACTACAAAATCGTAGACAAATACGGTCAGATTAAGCCCTTTAAATTGAACTGGGCGCAGAAAGAGCTTAACGATTCTCTGCATAATATGAACATAATCCTGAAAGCTCGGCAGCTCGGGATGTCATCTTTTATAAGTATTATATTTTTGGACGCTTGCCTTTTCCAACCAAATATCTCCGCTGGTATCATTGCCCACACAAAAGAAGACGCTCAACAGATATTTAAAAAAATCAGGTTCGCTTATGATAACCTTCCCTCGTTTATCAGATATGCTTACCCTGCTACCTCTGATTCTGTACGCGAGCTTGCTTTTCCTAATGGTTCTAGCATTAGAGTGGGTACCTCCCTCCGATCTCAAACTTTTCAGTATCTTCACATTTCTGAATTTGGTTATATATGCGCTCATTATCGGGATAAAGCTCAAGAAATTATATCAGGCTCACTTAACACAGTAGCGCCTGGCCAGCATATCTTCATTGAATCTACCGCCGAAGGTAAAGAAGGCTACTTTTACGAAATGTGCCAGCACGCAAGATTCAACCAGGATATAACGAACCTTGATTTTAAATTTCATTTTTTCCCTTGGTGGCGGCATCCTGATTATTTAACCGATAAGAAAACGCTTATTACCAATGAATACGAAACGTATTTTGAAGAGCTTAAAGCTAAAAACATACACCTGAAAGACGAGCAAAAGTGGTGGTACATACGCAAAGCGGTAACTCAGCAAGACAGCATGAAGCGGGAATATCCTTCAACACCCGACGAGGCGTTTGAAGAGTCTTCAGAAGGATTCTTTTTTATAAGGCAGATGAACCAAGCGCGATTAGAAAACAGAATTACCAATGTACCATACGAAGCTGGTGCAAAAACATTTTCGGCTTGGGACCTGGGCTATGATGATTACACTGCAGTATTCATATATCAAATTATTTCTCATGAAATTCATTTAATCGACTATATTGAAGGTAATAACCTTTATATGATTCATTACATAAAATTACTAAAAGAAAAGCCTTATGTATATTCAGGACATTATGTACCACCTGATGCCAACGTTACGGAATACACTACAGGGTTAACGAGAGTAGAAACCGCTGCAAAACATGATTTTGTAATGACTCCATTACCGCAAATGGGCAAAGCGGATCAATGGGATAATGCGCGAATGGTCATTCCAAGATGTTGGTTTGATGAGGCTAAATGCGCATTGGGAATAAAACGATTAGAAACATATAAAAAGAAATGGGATGAAAGATTAGGTCGTTGGTCGCAAAAAGAAGTTCACGACGATGCAAGCCATGGGGCCGATGCGTTTATGTATTTATGTCAAAGCTTACCTTATATTACTGGCTCGGACAACGCAGCAGAGCTAGACAAACAGTTATGGCAAAAATCAATGGGGATGCAAGCAGAAAAAAGCTTTTTCAATACACCTTCAATGCCTCATTCCTGGTAGTGCTTTGTTAAATCGGTAATGATCTGGTCAAATGCTGAACAGTGCAAAGATTCGTCAATTAGCTCTTTTATTTTTACAAGGAAATCGTCGCCGCTTTGTGTTTTAGCGGCCAAGTTTACGAGTATTACAAATAATATTTCTGCGGTTTCTTCTGTTGTCAAACCATAATTATCAAAAAATTCGAGAAAATCGGTCATTATTTCCGCATAATCTTCATAAAAAAAGGCGCTTCGATTATCCATGAAAAAAATCCTATATGTATTATATTAAAGTTTTGAGTTTATAAGGTTGCCCATGTCTTTATTCCCCGAATCCGGGATGTTCGCCCCGAAAGACCGATCCATTCAGGCTTTAATGGAACACACATACCGCGAGGCTGTCACGCTAAATCTTTCATACTGGGCAGAAGCCGACACGGATACCCGTTTTTATGCAGGCGACCAAACGCTATGGAATGATCTATACGGTAATTTACCCGCATTCAGACGCAAGCAGTTTAACTTTAACCGCATTCGCCGTGTAGTCAACATGATAACAGGCTATCAGAGGCAGCATCAAAAGTCGATTATCTACGCGCCGAGAGAAGCCGAAGACCAGCAGACAGCAGACCAGTTTACAAAGCTGGCGTATTGGGCGAATAGCGTTGCCGATATTAATCATCACTTTTCTGAAGCATTTGAAGGAGCGGTGGTAACAGGACAAACGCTATTTCATGTGTGGTGGGATTTCAGGACAGACCCGATCAACGGCGAACCTGCTGTTGACGTTTTGCAATACAATGATTTCCTTATTGATCCGTACTACCGCAAGCAAGACCTTTCAGACTGCAATTACATTTGGCGGCGCAAATGGATGAACAATCGCGACGTAGCTTCGCTTTTGCCGCAGTACGCCGATGAAATTATGAGCATGGAAGGTCAAGGCGCCAACCATGACGGTAAATTCTACTACCAGCCTGAAGCTTACAATTACGGTTTCAACGATCTGCTCATGTACGACGAATATTATTACCGCACATACCGCAAAGGCAAAATGCTGGTCGATAAAGCGACAGGCGCAACGCTTGAATGGCAGGGCACAGAACAGAACCTAAAAGCATTTTTACAGGCTTTTCCGCACATTGATGTTGTCGATCAGATCATTCCGACAGTCGAAGTGGCAATTCTGGTCAATGGGCATACGATGTACTGCGGGCCGAATCCCCTTGGCGACAATTACCCATTTGTACCACTTTGGTGTTACTACGAACCGCAACTGTCTTATTTTCCTTGGCGCGTTCAAGGAGTAGTTCGCAACCTTCGCGATAGCCAATACCTTTACAACAGGCGAAAAGTCATTGAGCTTGATATTCTCGAATCCACAATCAATCAGGGTTGGATTTACAAAGAAGACAGTCTCGTCGATCCGGAATCGGTTTATCAAACGTCGCAGGGTCGCCAGCTTGCCCTTAAAAAAACAGCGCAGATGACCGACATTCAACGAATAGACCCTCCGCAGGTTCCACCCTCCATGATTGAGCTATCTAAGATTTTAGGCGAAGAGATAGCGCAAATATCGGGGGTCAATGAGGAGTTGCTCGGATCAGCAGCAGACGATAAAGCGGGCATCTTGTCAATGCTTCGCCAAGGCGCAGGGCTTGTTACTTTGCAAAAGATTTTCGACCAGGCAGATTTTGCGCTCAAGCTGATCGGAAAACTGCTAATCAAAGGTTTTCAAAACAATTTTACGTCAGGAAAGGTGCAGCGGATTATCAATGAAGAACCGTCCCCGCAATTTACAGATCGTTTTTTCGCAAAGTACGACGTCGCAGTGGAAGAGGGCGCGTATACAAATACACAAAAGCAGCTCGAACTGCTCCAGCTATTACAGCTCCGAGAAATTGGTATACCGGTGCCCCCCGCAAGAATACTCGAAGCAACAACAGTGCAGAATAAAAACGAGCTTATTGAGCAAATTACTCAAGCTGAGCAGCAGCAACAACAGATGGCTATGGCTCAAGCTCAAGCTGAAAATGAGGTTAAAAATGCTTCAGTGCAAAGCCTTATGGCTAAAGCTCAAGCAGACCAGGGATTGGCGGTTGAACGTGCCTCCCGCGTTGAAGAGAACCAAATGCTGGCTTACGAGCGTATGCAGGAAGGTCAAAAAGATCGCGCGGCGGCTGCGCTCGATCAGATGAAAGCGATAAAAGAATTGCAGGGCATGGACTTAGATTACGTTCAGCGCGCATTGGCAATAATTGATATGCTTCAACGCAATGAGACAGTAGGCGGACAGCAAGAGTTTGAATTTTCGAAAGCTGCAAATACACGTTGAATGAATTAAAAAATTAACTACAATTAATGAAGAACAAGGAGAAAGGTTATGCCTTCTAAATCATACTATGGAAAAGGTTACGATCAGGTAGCTAATATGCCGCAAGATGTTGTTTATCGGGAATTCCCCTACTGCAACGAAGCGTTGAACGTAGAGCTGAACGACACAGCAGCCGGTATTGACGACATGAAGGAAGCTAACAGCAAATACTTGCGTTCTCATCTCCCTGACGGCAAATACTAATGATTACGCCGCCTGTTACGCGCCTTGTCAATAACGGCATACAGCGGGCGGTGTATGTGCCTTTGCGGCGGATAGTAACGAACGTAACGAATGCAATAGAGCCAACGGTTACAACATCTGAAAACCACGGATTTGCTACAGGACAAAGCCTTAGATTGATAGTACCTGATTCTTACGGAATGGATGTAAACGAACGGGGGATTGCGACAGTGATAAATGATACGCAATTTACAATCACGGTGAACACACTTGATCTTGATGTGTTTGCAACTCCCGTAATTACAAACTTTACCGATGCTCAGGTTATTGCCGATTCAGGAACATGGAACAATATTGGAGAGCCATGAAGAAAAAGAAAGGTCCTGCAAAAAAAGCCCCTAAAAAGCTTAAGGCTCTTAAAAAGAAAGTGACTAAGCATTTGAAAGGCGACATTAAAGGGTATAAGCATGAGGCAAAAGAAGATAGGGAACTCATTAAATATATGAGGAAAAAATAATGCCGAAGAAAGGTCAAAAAGTTAAAGCGGGATCACTTAAAGGCGGAAAATCAGAGCCATCCGCAAAGGCAAAAGCTGGAAGCGGTAAAAGGTTTGCAGCATTAAAATCTAAACTTTCGCATGAAAAAGGTGTTAAAAATCCCGGAGCTTTAGCCGCATCGCTAGGAAGAGCTAAATTTGGTAAGAAAAAAATGGCTAAAATGGCAGCGAAAGGAAGAAAGAAGTAGGTATTTAATGCCCTTAATGCCCAGAAGACCATCGAAAAAAGCGCAAAAAATCGCCGAGGACTTGAACCCTTTGCTTAAATCTGCAAATATACCGATGAAGCGCGAAACACGCTCAAACAATGAAGAGCTTCGGCGCAGAGACCTGATTCAGAACTTTCGTGCGCCTGAACCAAATAGGTAACACAATGGCAGTCTTAAAAGATTATGACAGCGTTTGCAGCGAGCTGAACAATTTGCCGAATTATGACGTATGTTACCCGACGCGGTATCAAAAAGAAAAATACGAAGGCATCCCAATAAACCGCCACAATTGCCCCGATCAGGCGCCTGATGCTCAATATTACTTTGAACAAGAATACATGAAGGATCATAGACGATGAAAAAACAATCAAGCTATTCAAGAATGAAAGAATCTGTCGGGATGCGCGATTATATTAAAGGCAAAGAAGCCGGCTGGCGTTTAGCTGGGATGGAGCATTATCAAAAGCATCCTGAAGGCAAAAGCAAAAAAGATTATCCGCTAGAAGGCGCACATAAATAATTCTTTTTGTACATCTGAACTCCTATGTTGTGTTGTTTGGGCCGTCCAAGTGGACGGCTTTTTCATAACATATCATTTACAAACATCCACACGAACTGAACAAGTTCGGGCGAATCCTGTTTAAAATGGCTTGGGTTTTCCATAATATCGTGACCAGTCTGCATATCGGGAAGCGACCAGCAGAAAAACAGGTCGCCGGATTGCGTAACCCGCCAACAGTCCATATCCCACATTGGTGAAGGTTTCGTTTGCCTGTGGTAATATATAGTACGCAGAACATTGACCATGTGCCTTTCACGCTTGCGCATGGCGATAACATAAAAGTCGCCTGTGTAATTCGCTTCGTCCAGGCCGCGCGTAGCGCACGCAGTGAGTTCTTTCATGTAATCTTTTGTTGTGCCTTCCCGAACTTCTCCGACTTCCATTTTGTCGGGTTTTTCCATGCGTTTTACCGCCTCTTCACCGACAGTGGGTTTTTTTGCAATCGGTTGACCATAAAGATCAATAATCTTACTCATAGAACGCTTTAAATTAAAATTTTAGTTTTCTATGATATACTTTAGCGCAATGTATTTAAAAGGGAAAGTATGCAAGAGCAATTTGAAGATCTAACAGGCGCACCCGAAGGTGTTGTGGATGAAAGTCAATATCATGTTAAGCAAACAGAAGAGACATATGAAAATCAGGAGATACAAGACGAAACAGTCGAAGAAACCGCACGGGAAGACCCGCAAGAACGCAATTGGCGTGAGATGCGTGAGACGCTCAAAGAACTGAAAAAGCAAAACGAATCTTTGACACAAAAGTTAACTCAAAGAGAGCAACAAGAAGCATATCAACAATATCAAATGCAGGCGTGGCAGCAAGCGCACCAAGCCGGAGGATCGGAGCCAACGCAGCAGCAAGAGGACGAAAGCATCGACGACGATGACCTAATCACCGCTGCGCAGGCCAAAAATCTAGCTGGCAAATGGGCTAGGCAAGAGGTCGAAAAGTATTTGAAAGAGCAGGAAGCGCAAATTGTACCGCAAAAATTGCAGCAGCAGTACAATGATTACAATCAAATTGTAAATCAAGACAATGTGCAACGTCTTATACAAGATGATCCCGAAACGGCAGAAGACATAGAGGCGTTAAAAAGCGACCCGATGCGAATGTCACGAATGCTGTACAAAACGCTCAAAGCCCGCTATGGGCAAAAAGATCAAGAGGAGGACGCATTTGCTATGGCCAAGAAAAAACAAGCCGAGGAGAAGCAGGAAAAAGCGCCAGCGAGCTCTTCTGCGGTTCCAAAGCGATCAGCTCTTGCGGAAGCCAACGCGTTCGCGCAAGGATTGACGCCTGATTTAAAAAAACAGTTACTTAAAGAAATGGATGAAGCGGCCAAGTATCATTAGATTAAGGATAGAAAACATGGCTAAGGTTGTATTTGAATTTGATTATCATGAAGACAACGAAGAAATAGAAAAAATGCTTCGCTACAATGATATGGCCATTTCGATGCACGATATTTATTATTTAGCGAGAAACAAGCTAAAACATTATGATGAAGATTTAAGCAACCAAGCTGTTGCAATACTTGAGGAAATACAAGAACTAGCCGCTCCGTATATTTAAATACAACAATCTAAAAATAAGTATCACAAATTTCAAGTTTTTGGGCTAAATTAGATAAGTAATCTATACATTCCAAATGCTCGCGTATACCGACGCAATATAAAAATATATGCATTGTGGGATATAAACCGACAATATATTCGGGATATTGACCACTAACGTCAGATTTTTCAAAAATATAAATTTTAAATTCACCAACATAATAAGAATCAATAAAATTATATTTTTGACAAATTACACCCGTCATATAATAATCAAATTCATATTCCAAAGTAGAATCGCATGTTATGGTTTCAGAATTCTTTTTTCCGTTTCCGTATTGTTTCCACCTTTCAAAATAATATGTTTTTTCCATATATCACCAAATGTCAAATATTTTAACGTGCAAATATATTGTTTATAGAATGAGAATGAGCGTAAGTGGCTTTTCACCACATGGCGCATATGATAACTCGACAGTATTAGAATGTCCAATATCCATATTGATTTTAAAAAATGACCTTACATGTTAAAATTAAAAATTGATGTACCACGGTCTCATCAACCGTTCGGCAGTATCGTACGTTTCGCCAGCGTAAGGTTGAAGTGGGCTTCACCAGCCAAGAGGAGAAAAAAGAACGTCCCTCGGTTCCGAATGTAAACGAAAGTAAACATGAGGAATTATTCATGACTATAACTACCAGTGGGGTTCTCCCCGCACCGGTGGCTCAAAGCTTTTCATATAAACTACTGGCAGTGCCAGTTCCCTAAATATATGGGGAATTAAAACTTCGCCTGATTGACTTGGAAGGCCTGATGCAGGCCGACAGGGCGCAAGGGTAAAGCCAGCGTGATCGACTGAGCGGCGAAGACCGAAAGGTATACGACAGTCAGGACACGGCCATAAGCATCTACGAAAAGCCGTGAGGAAGGATGAAGAGCCTTCCCGCCTCAAAAGAGGTCACAAAAGTAACAGACGATATGATCCATAACTTGCCCGCGACGCGAAAATACATGCCGAAAAACGGCGGTACCACTTTGCGTATGCGGCGTTACAATCCCCTCCTTACGGCCACCGTGCCGCTGGGAAATAGTGGGATTGAACCACCACCACAGCAGTTGACAGCGGTCGATATTGACGCAGCTATCAATTTCTATGGTACTTTTGTCCTATTGAACGAACAGGTGACCCTAGCCATAAAATTTACAGAGGGAAAGTTTTACTTGTTCCTCAAATTATACACATGTGGGGTCAATAAATCTTTTCTGATTGACTTGGAAGGCCAGAGATGGCCGACAGGGCGCAAGGGTAAAGCCAGCGTGATCGACTGAGCGAAGAGAGCCGAAAGGTATACGACAGTCAGAACCGAGCCATAATCGAATTGAAAGCTCGGAGGGAAGTTGAAGCGCTTCCCCGCCTCAATAGAGGTCACAAAAGTAACAGAATGGCAAAACCAAGATCCGGTTCTTAATGAGGCCGCCAGAAGGCTGGGAGTCTCGCTCCGTCAGTCCGAGGATGAGCTAACGCGCGACATGCTTTTGTCAACCGCTAGCTTTATCAACGCGACGAATGGAACGAACGGAGACAATCCGACGAACTTGGCTCGTGCTGACGTCGATCAGATCATCGAAACTCTTGTAGACGCAAATGCGTATACCGTTTCCGATATGATCGAGGGAGCTGACAAGTTTGGAACCGGTCCCGTTCGGGATTCCTATATCGCTATGGCAAGCTCTCAGCTCATTAGGAGCATCGAGCAAGTCACCGGATTCTTGGCTAAATCCCAGTATCCGCGCGATGAAGGGCTCCGTGCGGAATGGGGTAACATTTCCAACTTGAGGATTTTCCTTTCAAGTATCGGAAGTGTCAGCCCTAACAGCTCATTACTTGGCGCAAACGTATATAACATGTTTGTGACAGGGCTTGACGCGTACACTGTGATCGAACAGGACGGATATTCCAGCCAGTTCATCTACAGGCCGCCTATTTATGACGGTCCGCTGGCTCTGAACGGCTCTGTAGGCTACAAGTTCGCTCAGGCAAGAACAATCACCAACGACGCATGGGTGCTTAACCTGCGTCAAACACGTGCAGCTTAAAGGAGGTAAAAGATGCCACAGCCACAAATTTTACTTGGCTCTTTTACCTCTGACGGCAACCCTCGCAATATCGAGGTGCCTATTGCACAGGTGGGAGCTAATATTCGCGTTGAGCTATTCAACCGAACGAACTTTGCCAGCTCGGCCAACCCCGGCGTTATCAAGCGTTCGTGGTGGCAGGCAGGGATGCCGGCCGGTTCATACAGAGCCGTGCAAAACACGGACGGCGCGGCTACTGATGAAAGCACTGGCGCCGCGGCTAATGGTTTCACGCTGATTGATACTAATCAGACCAATCAGCTTGAAGGACCACAAGTCGGTACAGCATTGACGGCGGCAAATCCCGCGGTGGCAACGTCCAACGCGCATGGATATTCTGTCGGTGATATTGTCCGTGTGACAAATACAACAGCGATGCTGCAAATTGCCGGTCTCGATTTTGAGATTACGGCAGTTGGCGGAGCGAACAACTATACTTTAGGGTATTTGGACGCATCCGGCTTTGCAGCAGCAGCAACGGCTATCACGGCCAGGCGATTGAGATATGAAGATATTTTCGCTCCGCGCAAGCGATTTATTACCAATATTTCTCAAGCCGCTTCCGCTGTTGTGACGTTCTCTGTATCGCACGGATATTCCGTCGGTGAAAAAATCCGGTTCTCAGTCACTTCCGACAACGGAATGGATGAGATCGACGGTTTGACAGGTGAAATTACAGCAGTAAATACAACAACCAATACCGCTACTGTGGATATTGACTCGTCAGGATTTACTGCGTTTAGCTTCCCAACATCGGCAAATGCCGCATTGGGATACTCGCCAGCGCATGCCGTCCCTGCGGGAGAAGATTCCAGCATCGTAAGCGTTCCAAGTCAAAACACCGGCTTTGCCGCTGTTCATCTTGGAAGTGCTGTTGTTGGCGCATCTTCAGATGTAATTGATTACCGTATTGAACTAGGTTACTAGATCATTCGGTTATTCACGTGCGCCAGTGTCAAAACTGGCGCATTACTATATAGTCAAGTAAAAAATTTAGTGTTATTGTATGGTTAAACGGAGGTAAAAAATGGGCAGACCGCGGAAAAATCCATTACCAGAAAATAAACAAGACACAGAAACAAAAGCGAACGATCCAACGAATGATTTGCTTGCCGAAATGCAAAAAAAAATTCAATTGTTGGAACAGGAAAAAGATCAACTTAACAGAAAGCTTGAAAAACGCCATCAAACGCCTCAGGATGAAAAAACTCTGCAATATCAGCAAGACATTAGAGGCATCGAGGAAATGCGCCAGGAAGACGCGCGAAAGGTTAAAGGTATTTTCCGCTGCTTGCAACCTGCGGGAGGAAACGTTGAGTTTTACTTTCGCAAATGGAAAGGCGATCCTATTGAAAAGTATACGCTTCACGATGGACAGGAATACGAATTACCCATTAGCGTTGTCAAGCACTTGAACGAACAATGCTATGAAGAAGACAAAGCCTATTTACTGGATGCCAACGGAGAAAAAATTAGAGGAGCTGGGAAAAAGCGTTATCGATTTTCCTTTACGGTCAGTAATTACGGCACCCCGGTAAAAGAAGATGTTCAATCCGCCGTCCACTGCGCTTGACCAGATCAAGCTAAAAATCAGGCGTATAACAAAGTCGCCCAATCCCACGCAATTAACAGATCAGCAGATTGTTGATTATGTTAATTGGTATTACCTTTATGACTTTCCTGAAGAACTACGACTCAAAAGCCTGAAAACAAACTACATTTTTTTTACTGAGGCTAACGAGGATAGATATAGATTGCCGGTAAACAGGTTTGTATCAGTCGAACCGCCTTTATATATAGCAGGCTTTGAATCATGGTGGTCGCAAAATCAGGATGAGTTTTATAGGCAATATCCAAAAAATGCAGAGTTGCAAAACAGAATAGCGACGGGCAACGGAACAGCGGGGCCTTATACTTTTACGCTGTCCACATCCCCGGTTTTAAAACAATGCGTGACAATCACAACGCAAGACAGCGGAGGCAACGGAATCGCGCTTATTGATGATGGCGAAGGCAATTTCATTGAAGCCGATCAAACAACAGTCAGCATTAGCAATTCCACGCAGGCCAATCCAGTTCAGGTGACAGCGGAAAATCATCTTCTTTCCACTGGAGACACAATCACCATTTTTGGCGTCAACGGAATGACCGAATTAAACGGCAATACATATGTTGTCAATGTCATTAACGCTAACAATTTCACGTTGAACGGCATCGACGGAACAGGTTTTACAGCATACACAAGCGGCGGGTCTTTTGTAAAAGGCGTCTCAAGCTTTGGAACAATAAATTATACCACCGGGGCGGTCTCTGTCACATTTCGCCTGTCTATTCCTTCTGGCACAGACATCGACGCCTCGGCGGTACCTTATACGGCTTCTCGGCCATTTGCGGCACTTTTTTACAATAATGAGTTTATTCTTAGGCCTGTTCCCGATCGAGGCTACAAAGTCGAAGTAGCCGCTTTCCGCAACCCTTCCGATTTGCTTGACGATTCGCAAGATCCCACGCTTAACGAATGGTGGGAGCTTATAGCCCTTGGAGCAGCGTTGAAAATATTTACAGACCGTAGAGAGTTGCAAGTGCTGGCGCAATACAAGCCTCTTTATGAAGAGCAGCTATTGCACGCGACGAGGCGGACGATCATTCAACAGAGAAACCAAAGAGCGGCCACGATCTATACCGATCAGTTGCAACACAACGCTGGCCGGTTCTTTAACAATTATTGATATGAGTATTTATCAAAATAATATACCACAAGCGGCCGATCTATTATCGGAAAGCCAGACCGATTTGCGAAATAATTATATTGCGCATAACGAATATTTTGACATTGACCATGTAAGATATTCCGCAACAGAAAACAACGGCAAACACTCAAAAAGCACGTACGTTTCTCAGGGCGCTCCTCCAGCTACTGGAGCCACCGAAATAGCCCTTTTTTCAGAAGATAATGGAAATGGCAGGATTAATTTAAAAGCCAGATACCAATCAAATGGCAACGAAATCGGAATTAGTCCCTTTGCTGCTGCCAGATTCAATCTTGTATTGGGAGGAACTCTGTTATTTTTAGGTTCACCTATCAATATTAATCAAGGGGCGTCAACGTTTGCGGGTTCAGCAATTACAATTACATTTGCAACAAATGCGGCAGATACGAATTACTACGTATTTACAAACCTTGAAAGCACTATATCGAGTTCTGTATTAGCATTAACCCCCACGGTTCATACAAAAGCAGCAGGAAGTTTTATTGTGGAAATTCCGCAGGTCTCTACAGATAACACAGTCAATATAATGGTATATGAGCAATGACATATGATCCCAACATACCAGAAGGGAGCGACATACTAGCGGAAAGTCAGCAGGATTTGCTGAATAATGCCAGCGACGCCGATACCGATTTTTCAGTAGATCATGTAGCTCTTTCAGCCACGTCAAATAATGGGAAACACAAATTCAGCACATATCGCCATGACCCGACGATTTTTGCACCTGCGACGGATACGGATGAAATTGCGCTGTTCCCATCATTGAATCCAAATAATCGCGTCAATCTATTTGCGAAATACCCCCAAATTGAAGAAAACGAAGAATTAAATATTGAAGCAGCCACTGGGCAGACTTTAGGCATTGCGCCGTTTGCGGCTTCTTATTTCAGGCTTGCAGGCGGAGGGGGCACAACGATTTTAGGAAATGCTATTAATTTAACAGCAACTTGGACCGCAACGATTATCACATGCACATTTACGACTAACGCAGCAAACGCGAGTTATTTTGTCCGTATCGGAATTGGTAATCAGGCTGCTACTTTTGTCACTTTTGGCGCGCCTTATGTCGCAAATCAAACAGTTAGCCAGTTTGAAATACGAAAATCCTCATCGGCAAATAATTTTGCGGCAGGTAATGAATTTTATGTGATGGTGTATGAAGTATGAGCCATTATCAAGCAAATATCCCGGCACCTTTCAATCTGTTAAGCGACGATCAAAGCTCCATGCAGGAAAACTTTGAAATTATTAACGAACAATTTGGCCTAAATCATTATCCTTTTAACGATGCCAATGCAGGCAAACATAAATTTAGCTTGTACGTAGAACAGGAAACACTTCCAAATACTGAAAACGATGAAATTGCAGTATTCAACCAAGTTAATGAAGAGCCGCGTAATCATCTATTGTTACGTTATCAAAACAACGGTGAAACGTTCAGCTTCATTCCCTATATGCAAGCATTTATCAGATTGACCTCAGATACTTCCAATCCCATTGAAGTCATCGGCAAATCAGTTAACCTCGATCTAAATTGCAGCGGATGGAATGGACGAAACATCATTTTGTATTTTCAATTCCCAACGCCTAATTTTAACTATTTTGTCGATATAACACGTGCGAGTTTGGTTCAGTCCAATGTCATATTCCAGGCGAAAAACAAAACCACTCGGTATTTTGAGATAGATACCACTTTAGGTGTTTCCGCAGGGGATGAGCTTTATGTGAGGGTTTATTGATGTATCAGCCTGTTTTAATCGGTGAGTATACAAGCGGACTTCAAACAAACCGCAAGCCCTTCATGATTAACCAAGAGGCGTGGGCGCAACTTGACAACATGTGGAATTTTCGAGGCCGCATGCGCAAAAAATTCGGCTATTCGCTGAAAGGCAGATTAAAAATTACTTGGCCTGATCTTTTTATTGTCTCATCGGGAGGAGGAACAGAAAACTTTAACCTAATTACAATTGCGGGCGCCGTTTCATCTGCAACCATTGATCCGGGAAGTGTTGTTATAACTGATGGAACGACAACCTGGACAGATGCGGGAAATGGCACTTTCACAGGCGGAACAGGCACAATAAATTATAACACGGGCGCGGTTAGCATAAGCAGTGTGGCCGCAGATGATGTATTTGCGACCTTTTCATATTTCCCGAATCTTCCCGTCATGGGACTTCGCACTAGGGAAAGAGAAGACCTAAATAATGAACAGACCATTGCTTTTGATACTAATTTTTCATACAGATTTGTAAATGGGATGTGGGAATGCCTTCCTAACTCATTTTCGATATCCAATATCACAACGGGAGGTGCAGCACCAGACCCTGAAGTGACAACGGCAATAAACCACGGATTAACAACAAACGATGTGGTGACAATAACGGGTGTTACAGGCGACGCAACAATGCAGGCCGAGGTAAATAATAAAAGTTTTGTTGTTACAGTAACAGGAGCGACAACATTTACGTTAACGGGATATACCACAACAGGAACATATACCGGGGGCGGTAATGTAGCTACATGCGAAGAGTGGACCGGAACAGACAGCCAATTTTTTTGGACAACGAATTTTCAAAATCCAGGAACAACCAGGCTTTTCTGGGCGGTAAATTTTGACGGCGTTAATACAAGCGACCCCATTCGTTATTACAACGGTACGCTTTGGACCGATTTTGCTCCCAATTTAAATGGAGCAGGCAGTAGAACTTTAGACGATGCGGCAATCATTGAGCCTTACAAAGAACGTCTTTTAGTTTTTAAAACCAGGGAAATAGACACAGGAACACCGACAATCTACCCTCAACGTATCCGCTGGTCTGAAATCGGCAACGTTATTGACGCTACCAACGGGTGGCGTGACGATATTGAAGGCCGCGGCGGCTTTTTGGATATTCCCATTGAACAGGCCATCGTAACTGTAGGATTTATACGAGACCGCATCATCATTTATTGCGAAAGGTCAACTTGGGAGCTTATTTATACAGGCAACGAGCTAGACCCATTTAAACTAAGGCGCATCAACACTGAGCTGGGCGCCGAATCGCGTTTTAGTCAAATCCAGTTTGATAATAGCCTGTTGGGCGTCGGCAATACAGGCGTTCATAGTTGCAATGGAGACTCCGTTGTGCGCATTGACGACCCCATTCCTTCATTTGTGTTTGATATTCACAATGGAAATGCAGGCGTGGAACGGGTTTATGGGATTCGTGATTATTACAATGAAATTTGTTTTTGGACATATCCCGATTCTATGTCAAACCCTACTTATCCTAACCGCATGCTAATTTACAATTACCGCGATAATAACTGGGCTATTTGGAAGGATTGTTATACCTGTTTCGGATATTTTCAGCGAGCAGACGATAGGCCATGGTCAAGTTACACATCAACCACATGGGAGACTGCACATTTTCAGTGGGCAAGCGGTCAAAGTCAATCAAGATTTCGGGAAATCGTCGCAGGAAATCAAAATGGGTACGTTTTAACCTTTTTCCCTGAAGTGTCAACGGTTGTGCCATCTCGTTATTTAACAGGAGTCAGCAAAACGGGAAATCAGGTCACATTGACAGTGCCGAATCATTGTTTAGAGGTAGGCGATTACATAAAAGTGACTGGAGCTCTTGACAATACCGGAAGCGTTTTTGATCCTATTGGGGGAGTTCAGCGTGTCGCCAATGTTCCGGCAGGGGGGAATACCGTTATTGTTCTTGTCGATAATACAACAGCGCTTCCGACTTATGACAGTTTGGGAGAAGTCACGGTATTCGATAATATTGATATGAGAACAAAATTCTTTACGCCTTTTTGGAAAACCGGCGCTTCAATGCAGCTTAACCACATTGATTTTCTTTTCGACAGAACCAGAAGCGGAGAACTTACTTATAACATTTACATTGATGACAACGATCAAATCAGCATGACAGATCCGTCGCAAAATGCCGTACTTGGTACAAACGCCATACGAACCCGTCCAGATGAAGACGACAATTTAGGCTATGCCAAAAAATCCGACTGGCATCGCGGTTATGGATGGGCAGACGGTCAAACGATACAAGTGAGGTTGTCCATGAATGACGAGCAGATGAAAAACGAGCTTATCAATCAATCTGACGTAGTGCTTTACGCAATGATATTATACGTTCAACAAGTGGATGAACTTGTATGACAATACCAAGCGGAAGGACAGACACAAGCCGGCAGTATTTGGCAGAATATGAAATATTTCCCGCCGCGAATACTGAACGGTTTCACACAAAACTTGTTGAAGTCTATCAAGAAATAGCACTCAGGGTTAATGAGCGCCAAATAGGCACTTATGACAAAGTGGAAGTGAACGCGGGTCAGAGGTTTTTCGGTAGTACTGCGTCTGCTGTCAAACGCGATGTAAAACGCACAGTTTACGAAATCAGCGGTCCGATTGCAGCAGGCGCAACATCAAACACAGCCCACGGTTTGACTAACGTCAACTTTTATACAAATATTTATGGAACGATACAAACAGCGACGCCGGATGACAGACCTTTACCTTACGTCGATGCCTCAGCAATAGGCAATCAGGTCAGTTTAACGATAACAGGAACGAATATTGTCATTGTTAATGGAGCCACCGCGCCGCAAATTGATCTTGCTGTTGTCGTGCTTGAATACGTAAAAACTTAATTAGAAGTTTTTGCAAAAAAGTTTTATTATTCAGGCAAAGGAGTATTTATGAATCCTATGTTGATGATGGCTCTCATGCAAGCAGCTCCTGCACTTATGAGCGGTATGGGCGGCCAAGGCGGCCTTTTTGGCCAGCCTGGCAGGTTTGAGCAAATACAGACGCTGACGCCTCAGCAGCAGCAATTACAGCAAAACATTATGGGCGGCGTTCAGCCTGGCATGAACTATTATCAAGGTATTTTAGGCGGGGATACTTCGCAGCTTGAAAAGCTTTCCGCTCCTATAATGCGCCAATTTGAAAGAGAAATTGCGCCGGGAATAGCAGGGCGGTTTGCAGCTGGCAATTCAATGAGGGGTTCTGCTTTTCAAAACGCGCTTGCCCGTGCGGGAACAGACGTAGCGACAAACATTGGAAGTCTTCAGGCAAATTTGTTAGGACAAGCGGCTGGCGGATTAACTGGTATGGCGGGCCTCGGAATGCAGCCATCATTCCAACCAGTGTACAGGCCACAAGTGCCAGGTGCGATGGACTTTTTAGCGCAGGGACTTGGTGGAATGGGTCAAGGATTAGCTCAAGGATATGGCGCATCCTTTGCAAACCAAATGTTGAATCCAATGTCTGGTGCAACAGGACAAGTAAAAAATATTTATACAGGGTGATTAATGGTTCAGATAATTCCGCAGGACGTTCCCGCTGCAGCTAGGTTTGCTGGTGCTATTTCTCCGCAAATCGGAGAGGGTTTTGCCACTGGAATGGGTCGTGGCGTGGAATTGCAGCAGCAGACAGCCGCGCAGTTGCAGCGCGAGCAGCAAATGAGGCAAATGAACCTGCAAGCGCTTCAAGAGTCCCCTTTCGCAAAAAAATTTCCCGGATTATTTGCGGCATACGAAACACAAGCAAAACTTGGTCAACCTGTAGATATGCAAGAAATCGCAGAACTACAACTTACAAATGCAATATTGAAGGGTCTAGGGCTTCCGCCCTTATTTACGGGGGAAGGAGGAGCGCAGCAAGGTCTTGCTCCAAATGCTGATGACCAAGATTTTATCGGCTCACCTATGCAAGCAGAGCAAGCGCCGCTTGCGTCTACTATAAACGCAAAGGACAGAATACAATCTGGACCTATTGAAAACGAAAACGACGCCGCGCTTAGATACTCGCAAAATCAGCCACGTATGGGGCCCATGTCATTGGACTGGAACGCAATGACCCCAGAACAACGAATTGGACTTGAATTAAGGGCTCCTAAAGTGGCTAATGCGTTGCGTAATGCAGCAATGGAAGAAAGGGCGCGGGAACAGACGTTTAGAGAAATAGACGATGCAAGAGCCAACCAGCTAAACGCGCAGCTTGACCCTTGGTACAATCAAAACAAACTAGAAGACCCTGAATTTGATGTACCGAAAAAAATATTAGCCAATCAAACGGCTGGCATGGACAACGTGCAAGCGCAAAGCTACATGAAAAACAAGCTTCAGAATTTTGCGCGCGAGCTAAAAGCATATAGAAATGTGACTGATAAACTGGGATTTAGCGCCATAAACACATCCGACGCAGATCAAAAAGAACTCGTTCGCATCGGCAAAAAATTTGACGATATGGGGCTTGGAGAATATTACCGCGGAAAATTAGCCGAGACATTCCCTACAGATTTTCAAGTGGAAGCTATTATTAACCCATTAGATGCCAGGTTTAAAAATGATTTCAAATCAGTTAAAGACCGCAGCAATATTTTTGCGTCCGTATTAAAAACAGGTGGACTTGGATATGCAACAGGTCTTTTAGGAAATGTTTTGGATAATAATTATTCCGAACCGACGCCAAAAGATATTGAGCCAATAAAAAAGACGTTGAGAAAGGCCATACCGGAAGGACAGTCACTTTATGCAATAAGGCAACATTTGCAAAAGAAAAGGATTCCGCCTTCATGGATTGAAAAAGCCGTCCGCGATCTTCAAGCTGAGGGCGTTCAGTTAAACGAAAGACAAAATCAAGAAATGTCGAACCTCGGTCAATCAGACAGCGAGTATATTGCCTCTGAAATCGGAACTTGGTTTGACTCATTAAAAGGAGCTGCAAGAAAAGCGGCCGCATTTATGTTTTCAGCGCAATGAATAATTTAGAGATGTTCTTACGCAATCCAGTAATTAGACGCAAGCTAGGAGGCGCTGTACAGAAATTTGGGTATGCAGCTGTAGCAGAAATGATGTCCAGCATGCCGCAAAGAACAATGGCGGGCATAAACGCAATGGCGCAGGAAGATCAGGGAGACCCTGAGATTGCGCAACAAAGAGGGCGGAGAAAAGAGCAGCAGAAAGCGCGCACGGGTTTCCGCACGTTAGCTCAAATGGGGATGCTTTTAGGTATTGGCGGAGTCGCTGGAAGAGCGATTTCGGGTTTGGGAGCGCGATTTGGCGGAGAAGAAGAAGCGATACAACCAGATGAAATATTAGCAAGAACGGAGCCGCCACAGCCTCCTACTGATGATGCGCAAGTACCGCAAATAGAACAGCAATTACCTGAACAAACTCAGCAGCCAGCAGGAGAGCCTGAAACGCAGCCGCCATCAGGGGATAATCTAGCAGATCAAGCATTGCAAGGAATTAACCCTAAAGAGCTGAGTGGATTTCAAAGAGAACGCATATCAAAATTGATTAATCAATTGCAAAGATTGCAAAGCCAGGGCAAAGGGCTTAACGATCGCAATGTACGCAATCTTATTACAAGAATAAGGGAAGTCGGAAAAGGCAACATTGCTGAAAGGGAAATGGGCAGGCTTGAAAGAGCCTATCCCGAAATGATGGGCCCTGACGTTGATCAGCAGATAGAAGAAAGAATCGGCGGCGATGTTTTGCAGGACACGCCAAAACTTGAAGACGGCGACATTGTCCGAACCAAGAAAGGGCAAACCGGACGCGTCATCGGCGTTGATCCTGATCGCGGTATTGCGCGAGTCAAGATTGATAAAAAGGTACACAACAAGAAAATTGATGACCTGACACAAATACCACCAAGCGAAATCGGGTCGTCGTTTATTGATACAAAAAACATTTATTACAGTCCCGATACCAAATCCGGGTTAGTGCGATTTTTGCAAGGGCCTTGGTATGGTTATCAAAACATTGATGAATCTGATTGGGAAAATTTTACAAAAGGTAAAGGTACAACACAAACAGAAGGGGTAGGGCCAACAGGTATCAGATGGTGGAAAAATAAAAATCCCAGCGTTGGACGTGCTTTTTGGAATTTTATCCGCAATAACGAATCAATACCGTACGCAAGAATAGGCGATAACGTTAATCCAGAAGATTTTTTTGCGCAGTTCAATGAAATATCTCCGGGCTTGGATTGGAAAATTCCGCAGCCTGTTAAGAAGAAAAAGAGGAAAAAACGATGACAATTCCAGGACAAAACCCGCTTAGCTACCTTAATGAGGACGGTGATTTAAAACCCATTGTGTTAGTTAGAACAAGAGCGCCGACAGCAAACGATATACCAAACAATCCACGTACATTTTGGCATGATTCAACAAACGGCAATTTGTATTTTTTCAACGCTGCGCCAGCCGGAGCAGCCGAGTGGATTGTCGTAGGAACTGATTTCGATATACCTCTTGACGTAAGCGATGGGGGCACAGGTCTTACTACTGTTACCGCAAACGCTATTGTCATTGGCGACGGAGCTAACCCCCTCGATACTGTAGGACCACTTACAGATGGTCAGCTGCTAATTGGTGAGACGGGAGCTGATCCTTCCGCGGCTACGCTCACAAGCGCTGACAGCTCAATTCAATGGACTGGCGGATCGGGTACTTTGGACGGAGTTGTTAACCCAAATATTGCCCAGCAAGCCACAGTCACACTTTCAGCGACAGAAATTAAAGCGTTGGCAACAACGCAAATTGAACTTGTGGCGGCTCCCGCTGCCGGTTCTGCGCTAGTATTTGAAGGTGCCGTTTTGAAACTGGTCGCAGGGTCAGAGGTTTTGACCGAATCGGGAGACAACTTAGGCATTAAATACACGGATGATTCAGGCGTTCAGGTGAGCCAGACAATTGAGTCTACAGGATTCATAGATCAGGCAGCGGATACATATACAAATGCACGTCCCGATATTAATGCTATAGTGGCAGCAAGCGCAGGAGAAGCGGCGCCCCTTGTCATTGATAATTTAGGCAACAATTTTGCGGGTAACGCGTCAGATGATGCGCAATTAGTGATTTCAACTACCTATAGAGTAGTAACAATTTAAGGACAAAAATGAGCATATTTAATAGAGCATTAAGAACATTTGACGCTGCCGCACTAAATGCTTCGGCGCAAAACATTGGAAACCCGATACCGTTTGTCACCTATCAGGTATCAATCATCAATACAAGCGATGTTGATGTTTTGATTGATGATGGGACTGGGCGTGATGACATTCGCGTGCCTTCACAATCAACTGTTAATATCAGCAGTGATTTTCGCGGAGCTGGGCAGGTCAATGAGCCGGTGCATGTTTTCAGCAATCAAGCGCAATTGACCATTACGCAGGTTACCGGAGCCGGAACAGGCACCATCATTTTAAACATATTTGGAGTGTAAATCGTGGCTATATATTCGCAGATAAAGAGGGATCAAACAAACGGTGATGTTGTTGGGCCCGGATCAGCTACAGATGACAATCTTGCCGCTTTTGATGGAACTACAGGAAAGCTATTAAAAGATTCAGGTATAGCAACCGGTGACGTAGTTCTTGCCGATGCCTCTCTTACCGATTTTGCGGTAGTTTGTGGTGACACTGCTTCGAAAAATGTCCAATCTATTGCAGGATTGGGTACATCGGGACAAGTACTTACATCTAATGGAGCCGGAGCATTACCTACGTTTCAAGCTGCGGCAGCGGGTGACGTTACGGGGCCTGGAAGTTCGACGGATAATGCACTTTCAAGATGGGATGGAACCGGAGGCGATACACTTCAAGATAGTACTGTTTTAGTTTCTGATAACGGCGAAATGACAAATGGGTCTCAGCCTGCATTTTATGCTTTTTTAGGAACAACAGATACAAACGTAACCGGAGATGGCACTATTTATAGCCTTGGTGATACAGATATAGGAAGTGCTTTAACAGAAGTTTTTGATAATGGAGGAAATTTTACACCAGGAGCATCGGGGGGAGCTTTTTTTACTGCTCCAGTTACGGGTGTTTATCAATTTAATTTTAGTTTGCTTTTTCAAGATGGAACGACATCACATACTTATCAAATTCAAATCGTTGATGATACTCCGATCGAATTTAGATATGGAAATTATGCGGCAGGTCAACCAGCTGGAAATTTTCCAATGGCATTTTCAATCTGCATAAAATTAACAGCAAGTCAAACTGTCAAATTTCAAGCTATAGTAGGTGCGTCGACAAAAGTTGTCGATATTAAAGGTGGTGGTGATAATCGCACAAATATTTCAGGATTTTTAGTGGGATAATTATGGCAGATCCAAGAGGCGATATATTAAAATACACAGGCGTTAATTACGCATTTGCACCGACATACATTCGTGACCGTGCGCCGACAACGCAAGACACGGCAGATGAGCAAGGACTTTACAAGGTTCCGAGTATTTGGATTCATACTAAATCGACCACAGCGCCAGTAGATGCCGACGTGTGGATTTTGGTTAATCTCCAAGCAAACAACGCAAACGGCGCGACGTGGCTTTTGTTTACGGGCGGAACGGGCGGCTCAGTAACTGAACTCAGAGCCGATGACGGCAACATTGCGATGCCTGCATCGGGAATCATTGATGTCGATGGAAACATCGTCGCAAACGGTACAAACGCCTTTCCGCTTTTCACACGCGCAAATGTAGCTAATACACTAGATATAGATTTGCAATTAGCAACAACAGTAACGCCAACGCCCGGAGACTCAAACGACGCTGGCTTATCATCGTTTAATGAAAATCATTTTATCATAGACGCGACAAGCGGAATGGTGAGCGGCGTCGGAGATCCCTCAAAAGGCTTCATCCAGACCTTGACCGGTGATACGGGAGGAGCTGTTGGACCGGACGGCAATGGCAACATTGACTTTACTGGGGATCAAACGCAGCAGTTTGTGCAAGTCAACGGTATTCCCGGATCAAACCTTCAAGAAATCAAAATTATTGAACCTGCACAAGATGGCGAGCTGTTAATCGGAAATACCGTGGCCAGTGCGCCAAAAGTTGGGGAATTAACCTCAAATGACGGATCAGTTAACATAAATTATAATGACCCAGATATAGATCTATCCGTTGGAGCAACCCCCGTTGAAGGGTTTACAAATCTGGGATTCAACTATTCATCGCCAACGTTTTCTATTACGTCACGAGATGGATCGGCTCTTTCAGCTAGCAACCCGGCCACCGTCACATTTAATTCGAAAGCAAATCCGGGACAGCTTGTAACGGTTTCAGTTACTGCAAATCAATCATTTGATGACAGCTCAGGAACTTCTACAATAGTTGATAATCGGTTGGGACTTTTAAGCGGTGATAATTGGGGCTCTAATGATATCCCAATTTTTGTTTATGCGGTTTTAAATGATGATGAAGATGATGTGACATTTATGATAAGCAGAGTTCCAAGTGCCTATGAAAGTCCACCATCCGGTAGAATTGGAACACCAGCAGCCGCTCAAACATCTCAACAAATGTTTTTTGCATTTAGCAGCATTACAACAACATCGTGGGATAACAATCCTATAGTTTACATAGGATGTTTCAGGATGCGATATACACAGCCAGGCGGAGCAGATGACTGGACGGTACAAGCTTTGGATGAAAGAGATGGTCCAGCCAGAACTTATGACTCTATGAATTTTGTTTTTCCTCAAAATGTATTCGGAGCAGCATCAAGCACCAGATGGCAGCCGGAAGGAGGAACGGCTCCAGTTTATGATACTGAAGATTGCAGATATATTATCAAACGTGATGGAACCTGCGTGTTTATGTATTCAGGATCGACAAATACAACTCCCGGAGCTGGAGCTGTCGACGCAAAACTTGCGATTCCTTTTAATGGACAAGAGGGGCTTGATCCTTGGAATTTTATAGGATCTGGCGTGCAGCAAGTTAGCTCTTCTGATGCGGATATATTAAATTGGCAACCCAATAGTACGGGAAACGATGCAGAAATATGGTATACTAATCATGCTGATTCTGGAGTTTTGCAAAACGCAGACATTACAGCGGACATCCGCATGTCTGCTAACTATCAAATATTAACCGATCCATTGAGAGCATAATGATGAAATTTATTACTTTAGCAATTGCCGGTATGATGTTAACAGGATGCAGCACGCACATGTGCGTTGGCTGGCATTTTGAACTTGAACACTCAGAAAAACCGAATGAAGAGTTTAAACTTTCATCTATGACAGAAGATGCCGGCGGCGATGTTATAGACATTATCAATCAACCATTTGGAGCTGAAAACGTTGGCTAAAAAGTCAAAAGCTCAAAAAAAAGTTGGCAAAGTGATGCGCGAGTATAAGCGCGGGGAATTGCGTTCTGGAAAAAAAGGTCCTGGCAAAGGACCCAAAGTCAAATCGAAAGACCAGGCGCTCGCTATTGGCCTTAGCGAAGCGCGGAAAGCAGGTGCGAAAATTCCAAAGAAATAAAAAAGCCGGATTAAAACCGGCTTACCCTTATCACTTACACAGCAAGCACATCATATTGTCTATGGAATTTTTTAAAAAGTTACATATTCACGACTTTCAAACATAATGATTTTAGTCGTATATTTTTTCGTTAATTTTGTTAATGTGTCTGCCGTTTGATATTTGAATTGTTGTGATGTAAATATACATGACAAACATAGCAGCAATAACAGCAAAAAGTAGCAAATAAAAATCATTTTCACTCATCTCCTTCCTCAATATTGCAAACGTATTTTAAATACGATGAGCGACGATATTGTTCAAAATTTACCCCGTCGAGTTCAGGGATAGACTTGTAATCAATATTGCCGCGGCACTCTTGCACGTCAATCCGCACCCGACCTGCAATAATAGGCTGATAGTCTGAAAACTCCAGCAGTGCTGTTTTTGCAGCTTTGTATTTTTCATCATACTCTTTAGCCAATCGCCTGTATTTCACAATCTGATTTTCAATCTCTGCAATCTCATCGCCCTCAGGGCGCACATATTTATCTTTCGGCGGCGTTTTTGTTTGCAGACACTCATAAAATTTTTTAGCTTCATCTTCAATAAATTTAATGTACTCATCGCTGCGATTGCATTCCTGTATAATCCATTCGTCATCGGACCAGTAGGGGAAATAAATCACGTTCTCTAAACCTTTAACATACATTTGCCATTGCATTTGCGCATAATCGCGCTCTTTCGGTTCGCCGCTTTTACGCAAACTATCAAACGAAGCGCGATAGTATGGACATTTGATCTCGCAAGCTTTGGTCTCAGAAAAATCCAGACCGTCAAGCGTAGCCATAAAGTGCGGATGTTTTTCGTGGAACACAATTGCAGGTTTAAATGTGATGCCCGTAAACTCAGATAGTTTTTTGCGTGCCTTGTCCTCTGATTCAAGCCCATGCCTCATAGCGTCGTTTTGCTCGTCGGGTTCCCGAAGACCTAATTTTTGTTCCCATAATTTGATTGGCGTTTTGTCTTTAATCAATCCCAATATTACCGGAATATCAGAAGCGGTTATGCATCGCTTCCTTAATTCAAGCCACTCGTTAGTCCCGATTTCCATTTTCGTTCTCCTTTTTTTCCACTTTAGTTTTGATTGATTCAAATGCTGCCTGGTTTAACTCGCCAATGTGGGCAACTTTAAAATAATTGCAGATAGCATCAATGCCGCTTGCGTCGTAATTGTCATTAATAAACCCTATTTGATCGGGTGTGATTTTTTCATGTACTTCTTGTTTTATTTTAACATCGACGACAGGGGCATTATTGTCGCCCTCACGCGGTATTTCTCCTTCCACATAGCAAGTGCCTATCACATCGGGAAAAAGTCGCCTGGCGAGCCTTGAAAGCGCTCTTGCGTAAAGCATATCTATGGGTGTTTTTTCCCAAGCCGATCCTTGACGAATAAGCCCCATCCTTTTCGCCTCTTCAATAAAAAACGATACTTCCATTTCCTCTTTTGTATCCGCCCGGATGCCTTTGAGCGTGCAAACGGTATCGCCGGTCGTCACAGTATGCACCTGATGACCAGCTCTTCGAATAATCGCGTTCATTGACCTTGCCGACAGCTCAATTTTGCCTTGGACATTGTTGATGCCGCCGTTGAGGCTAAGCATGGGTGGTAGGCCAAGTTCTCGCGCGGTAAGCAATATCATTAAAATGCCCTCAAAACCGCCCCAACGCTTGTACAATGGGGACTTTGCAGCAGCTTTTGCCATCTGGTTAAACACCTCCATTTCATGGTTGTTCGGGATTAGCTCATTCATCTGCATCCTCCAAAACGCATATTGCTTCCATTAATTCTGTTTGTTTTCTAATTATCTCATCCCGCTCTTTAATCAATGAATTTAAAAACTTCCCTTCTTCAATGATTTTGTCATCAAAATGCTCTATTTCAGCAGTGTAAGAACTGATTACACTATTCAAATGTTCCATTGCAATTTCAAATGAATTTGTCATTGTTCAACTCCTCCTTAATTTCTTTTATTAAGTTCTCTTTTCCTTCTTTCGTCAGCTTTTGCGCTTCGATTGCTTCAAGCGTCATCATTGACATACCTGAAAATGATGAAATGCATGATGTCGGGGCGCACCCTGTCACTGCGCCGGCGGTTAATAGAATTAAAAATAAATGTTTCATGTTGTTACCTATGTTGTGATTAAGGGGGCACACCTTAGCCCATGTTTTACATAAAATCGTTCCAACTGAGCCCTAAACTTTCCATTGAAATAGGCTCGTTTTCGTCATCATCTTCTTGATCATCCATGTAGTCGGATGAGTCCACATCGTCGTCGCAGTCTTCAACACCAAACATGTCGTGATGTTCGTCTCTGAATTGTTCCCAATATTTGTGCATTATGTGTCTCCTTTGTTGCTGTTTATGATTTCATCATAGCACATGCATAGCGCAAACGCAAGCATTTTATCAACATTTGCGCTATTTATTTTGTTATGCTAAAATTCAGGCATGAAAAAACACCCATTGATTTTGTATTTAGAGAACAAAAATTTGTCGATTCGCAAATTTTCGCATGAAAACGGCCTAAATTATTCCAGTATGCTGCATTTTTTGAACGGCGTGCGATTTCCTAGCTACAGAATGATTTTACGAATTATTAAGGCGACGAATTTTGAATTGTGCGCAGAAGAGCTTGCATCGTGGCATATGAGTCGTTATATTGAAAAAGGAAACTGATGTTTCCCATTCGTGTAAGCGCCCTGATGGGCGCTTTTTTTTTGCAAAAAAAAACCCCGGTTTACCGGGGAACCCGTGGAATGATTTAGCGTTTGCGGTGCAAAAACAAGATACGGGTTTTTAAAATGGAGGATGTTAATCAGAAATAGGCTGCCATATCCAAAAACGGCCTGCACGGCGTGGGTTAAAAATAACAATTCTTTAGCAGAAGAATACGCGCAAATGTCTTAAATGTAAATACGTATAAATAAATTGAAAATAGTAAACCAAAATAGAAAAACCACGGTTTCCCGTGGTTTCTCCTTGCATCTTTGCTGATAATTCATCATTATCTAAATCGCCCGATCTAATATGATGATTAACCAAAGAATACAAAATCATCGTTCTTAGGTCAATCATCATATCAGATCTGGCAAAAAAGTAAATCCCAATAACTTTTTTAATTAAGGGCTGATATGAATCAAGAGAACCAAAATCCAAATTATTTTGTAATAATTCCTTCACATATTTTAGATGATCCAAATATTGACGACGCGACTGCGCTTTTATTTGGACGAATTTCAAGTTTGTCGATTAGTAAAGGATATTGTTTTGCGAGTGATAAATATTTAGCAAATTTGACTGGAGTCTCGCATCAAGAAATTGGAAAGCGTTTACTTGTTCTTGAGGAAAATGGGTATATACACAGAGACACGCAAAAAGTTGGTCTTAAATGGGATAGAAAAATATATTTAAATTTTAATTACGAACACGCCGAGCGGCGTACTCGAACACGCCAAATGGCGGACTTCGAACCCTCCCTACGGCGTAAAGAACAAAATAAGCCTGGAATAAAAAAAGACGACGACGAGGATACGCCGCCGCCTCAAAATTTTTCTGATAAAAATCAGGGTGAATCTCAAGACGAAAAACACAACCGATCAGACGCGGATTTAGAAGCTAAAAGAAAATTTGTTTGCGAGTCCTTTCCTGAAGAAAATCCCGAAAATTTAATAAAGCTCGTGCAAGAATATTCCCTGGAATCACTCAAAACCGCATTTAATTGGACTGTATTGAAAAAACCTGACAATCCTATAGCAATGTTCCAATGGGCTTTAAAAAACCCGTCAGCGGTAAAAGAAAGCCTAAATAAAACAGACGTTGAGAATGAGCTTGAGTATGTCAGGCGGTATGAAAGGGTAAAGCTTTGGAATTATGACGTTGTAATTGGTCCAACATACGTGGAATTTGTCGGCGGAATGGCCTGCCATCATTTCGATTTAAAAGATGAAGCCGGAAAAATGCAGCTTAAAAAATTTATGCAAAAACAAGGATTTTACGATCAAAAACCTTAGCGGGAAGTGTTAGACACTTTAGGCTTGACTTTTTTTCTAAGTCATTGATAAACTAGATTTTAAAGTAAATATTTTTAAGGAGATTAAGGAGATTTATGAAAGACGAAATTTTTGTAAACGGTGTCGCATATGTAAGAAAATATAGCGATGTAGATGGAAAACCATATGTTATGTGTCGCACATTTTCCGCCGGCGTATTTGCCGGATATCTCGAGCGAAGAGAAGGTAAAGAAGTTGTTTTAAAAAAAGCGCGTCGGATTTGGCGTTGGGCGGGCGCAGCGTCGCTCTCACAGCTTGCTCAATCAGGAACATCAAAACCCGAAGATTGCAAATTTCCGGAAGAGGTTGACGAGGTTTTGTTAACTGAAGTCATTGAAATAATTCCAATAACCGAAGCTGCGAAAAAAATAATAGATTCAGTGCCGGTATGGAAAGCGTAAAATTTAATTATAGCCATGGCAATGGCAATGGCTATGGCTATGGCCATGGCTATGGCGATGGATATGGCAATA